CATTAAGATCTTGTGCAAATTCTGGAGTCCATTGTGCTTTTAACTTTTTAGTTTTAGCTATGATACCTTCAGATTTCATTGCAACGTTGATCTGTGGGATAACAATCTCAGAAGGAGATTCAGCGTTTGGAACAGCGTAAGCAGCACCAGCTTCAAAATCACCTCTTGCATTGTCTGCAGTAGCTTTGTTGTAGAATACTGTGAAAGCATTTAAAGTTGGGATCTGAGCAGTAGTGTTAGCGCTGAAGAATTCAATGCTTGTACCGTTGATCTTAGTAAATTGTTGCAATACAGTAGCGTCAGTAACAGATCCAGAATTAACGATAAAGCCTCTTACAGCTTCAACATCGTATCCAGGTAATACAGAAGCAACGTTTGCGATAGTCAATTTCTTGATAGTGCCAGCTGCTACTGAAGCAGAGTAGTTGCTATCGAAATCAACGTCTGCAAAAGATGCAGAGGTAGCAACAGCTGTTGCAGCAGATGCAGAGAATTGGTTAGTAGAGTAAGCAAATCTACCTGCTCCGTAAAGACCACCAGTGTTAGTGTTACCGAAGTTAGCAGAAGCATCTCCGTAAGTAGAAGCACCTGCAGTGAATGGGTTTTTAGAAGTTCCGTATTGGAAGTCTAAGAAGAAAACTAGACCAGAAGGTAAGTTCATTGGTTGAACAGAAACAAATTCTTTTGCTGCTATTTGACCAAATACTTTTCTTACCAATGGAAGAGCTACTCCAGCCCATTGCTCACCGTTACCAGCGTTAAAGTTAGCACCAGTACCAGTAGAAGATTGCTCAACTACTAATTGTTTTGCTTGATTCTCAAGGATCATAGACATGTTGTTTTTGTCTACGTCGTTGCTCATACCTTCTAAAAGGCCTGTTTTTGTCCATTTGCTCGCTAATCTAACCGCGTCAGATTGCAAACTGTGCCATGGATTGGCAGATTCTAGTAAATTTTGTACAGTTGACATTTTTTGTTTTTTTAAATTTTAAATTAAACCTGCAAGTTTTTGCATTCTAAGAATCGCCGGATCAACTTCCATTACAGGTTTTCTTGGGGAAGTTCTAGCGATTGTAGAAGAAGCAAAGTTTTTAGACTCTCTAACAAGCTTCTTAGTAGCTTCTTTAGAAGATACTTTCGTAAGATTGTTTTGTAGAGTTTCGTAAACTAATTTTACTTCTTTTACTGTTTCTGCTTTATCAAAAGCAGCGATTGTTTTCACTTTGTCAGATCCTTTGAGAGTTGTCTCTTTAAGAATCTTGTTTAAATAAAGTAACTTAGAGTTAAGTAAATTAACTTCATTTAATTCGGTACGTAAAGTTTCGATAGTGTTCATTGCTTCTTCAAGTTCCTCTTTAGTTTTAGAAGCCTCGTAAACTTCTTCTTCTGATTCCTCTTCAAGTGGCATCTCTGGTTCCATTTCTGGCTCCATTGCTATCTCTTCTTCACCTTCGATTTCACCTTCTTCGTCTTCTATTTCTTCCTCTTCTGAGTCTTCCATTTCTAATTCGTTAGCTTCAATCATTTCGTCTACAACCTCTTCGATAAATGCTCTTAAATCTTCTTCTGTCATGTTGTCAAAATCGATTTCCACATCTTCACCTTCTACTTCTTCAGATTCTTCTTCTTCAGATTCCTCTTCTTCGGTTTCTTCGGTAGCTTCTACCTCTTCTTCCTCAGCTTCATCTAGTTCAGCTAAAAGTTCTTCTAAGTTAAATTCCTCTTCTAATGATTCGGTTTCTTCCATGTGTTTTTCTTCTTCTTCCTCCATTTCAGTTAATTTTTGTTCGAACATAGATTTCAATCGAGGTGTAATAACTTCTTCTAGAGCCGCTTTAGCATTGGCAATAGAAACTTCTTTTACGGCTTTTGCTTCTGCAATAGCTTCTTTAAATAAATCTCGGTTTTTTTCCATTTTCCTAATAATAAATCTGTTTGGGAAATACGCTTATTGTTAGAGCGTAATAAGGGTTAATTTTAATGTTAGTACTATATTAGAGAATAGCACATAAGTAAGGTACTCATTCGAATACTTACTATTATATATAGGCATTGCTCCTATATAAAGCTTTTTTTTAGTAAATTAAATTGGACATGATCCAAAGCTACATAAAATCTCTTGAATAGTTCTATGTGCTTTACTGTAGTCCTTTACATGTCCTTCTAGCCCTTCTTTTATTACGCTCATATAGGAGCCGGGGTTAGATGGTGTAGATACGAAATCGAAACAAAGCAGATCGTAGTCATCCTGTACTTCCAGTACTGATCCATTTGTCTTTAAGGACCCTGTCCCTCTAGAAGAGACTCCTACAGTTATATTGGATTCTATAAGTGCTTTTAATATATTTCCTGACGGTGTTGGTAGTATTTCTACTTTCCCCATTACGTTATCTCCGTCCCACCATATTTCAGTTATGTTATGAGAAACGTTTTTAAGGTTAATTACGGTAGTTTCTGGATGATCTAGCTCTCCTACAGCTCTATTCTCATTTACAGACTCCATATACTTCTCGATTTCTCTCTCCCAAAGCCCTCTCGAGTAGTATCTACCGTTCCCATTCTTAACTTCTACAGTAGCTAAGATACCCGATACTACAGGATTCCCTCTCTTTGAAAGTGTTCCTTCGGAGATTAACCCTACAGTAGGTCGAAATATATTAGTTTCTATTAGTAAGTTGCTCATGTTATTTTTTAGTACTTAGTACTTCGTCTATAAGTTTTTGAAGTAGTCTCAACTCTGGGCTTTCTTCTAGGGTATTTTCTGCTTCTATACCTTCTTTTAGGTTGCCGTATCCACTAGACTTGTATTTACCTTCTGCTTCCTTAGTAGGTGTTTCAGTGTAGCCTAAGCCTTTTACCCCGAACTGTCCGTCCTTTACGTAGTATAAAGAGTCCTTTGTTAGGTTCTTAGCAACGATTGCTTTTATCTGTTCTTCAGTTTTAGCTTCGTTTTTAGGATCTTTCATCTCGGTGTAGTACCCTTTTAAGAACTCTGCTCCGAATATATTATCTATACTCTTTTCATCGCTGTAGTCGAATCCTGCTGCTTGAATATCTTTAACTTCGGCAGTTGTTTTTTTCTCTTCGGCTTTTGCTTCTTGTATATTTTTATTAAACACGTCAAACCAGTTTGTGTCTACAGCAGTTTTAATTTCTCTGGTTTCTACTATTATACTTCTTTCTTTTAACTTGCTTACGATTTGTTCAAAAGTCTGTACGTTAGTTATGTACTGAGGAAATTCTCTTCTAGCTTGCTTGATAAAGAGTTCTTTATTTCCTTTCCCTTCTTTAATAAGGTTATAGTTAGTCTGTAGGTTTTTCATTGTTTATAAATAGTACTTGTCTTAATGTTTATTACTTCTTCCAGAGGTCTTTATACTCCATACCTTTAGCTTTCTTTCTTAGCTGTTTTTGATTTACGAGTTTATAACCTAGGTCAAGGTAGTAGTTTCGAGCAGATCCCTTAGCGTTCTTATCCGGGTTAAAAGCGAATGGGGTGCTGTAGGCTCCTGCTGCTGATGAGGTACTTACCTCTTTAAGTTGTTGTTTTAACCAGTTTTTACTTTTCTGTTTGTTGTTCATGACAGGTTGTTAATTAACTCATAATACTGTAAGAGGTTTACTATATTATCGTTAGTAACTGTTTTAGTCTTAGCAACGGGGGCAACATACTTTAAAACTTCTTCAAGTTTAATCTTTAAAACTTCATCTACATCACCGTTAGTTTTAGCTACTATAGCTTCCCGTATCTGTACAATTTTATCATTGTAATAGTCTCTTAATTTACTCGTACTGTCGATAGAGGTAATAACCTCTCTTAATACTAGTTTCTGTTCTGGTAGGAAGTGGTCGTATTTTTCGTTAAATTTCTCTAACATAATACGGTACGTAAGTATTTTAACATCTTTAGGATATGTTTTATATTCCTCCATTAACGTATCTTCTTTTGTCGTTGCCGGTGTTTTTATAAGATGTTCTAGTATTGTTATTTTATTGTTAATAGTATCTTCTGGTGTGATTTTACTATTATTTTGATTCTCGATTAGATTATTAAGAGCGGCGTAAATCTTGTAGTTAGGTACTTTTACTTTAAAGAACTTCTCTACATCGTAGTTATTTTTAATCTCTTTAATTAAATTATACCTTTGCTTTTTAACTTCTGTGCGGTTTAGTTTGGTTGCTGCTTCTAATAGAGAAGATATGACTATCTCTGATTTGGTTTCGCTTAGGTTCTGAAAGTTGCTTAGTTGCTCGTATAGTTTATACTCTTTCCCAAGCTCCGTATTAACGAAGTATCTTTT